GAACTGCGACTACTGTTTCTCATAATTTAGGAATAGCACCTGAACTTATGATAATTAAAGGCAGAAACATCACCACTTTTGATAGGCGGTGGATTGTTTATACTGGCACAGCAAATAAATATATGCGCTTAAATACAAACGACTCACAATATACGGATGGAACAGTGTTTAATAACACTTCCCCCAGTGCAACAAGTTTTACTGTAGGGACTTCAGGAAATACAAACGCTAATGGGGAAAGTTACATTGCGCATCTTTTTGGGACACTTTCTGGTGTATCTAAGGTGGGGAGTTATACTGGGAATGGGTCTTCGCAAAACATTGATTGTGGTTTTTCTAGTGGTGCTAGATTTATATTGATTAAACGGTCTGACAGTGCGGGGAATTGGTATGTGTGGGACTCAAGGCGTGGTATCACCACAGGCAATGATCCGCATCTGTCTCTGAACACAACAAGTTCTGAAGTCTCAACAGATGACAGCGTTGATCCTTTATCGTCAGGGTTTGCAGTCAATCAGGTTTCAGCGACGAATATAAACGTATCAAGCGCAACCTACATTTTCTTAGCAATTGCATAATCAAACTCATATGAAAGGATCAATCTAATGAGTGAATACAGAAACAGAACAACAGGACTTGTGCAGTCCCAAGGGGCTTGGAGACAACACTACAGCAACATGTCCCTACCACGGGTATGGAAAGCAGCAACCCTAGACGCACTAGACCTAGACCCTGTGCTACGCAGCCCTGCGGCTACCGTAGGCGACTATCAGGTGTCTGTGCGTGATGGTGTTGTCCAAGATGCTAACGGCAACTGGGTGGAGAACTACGTTGCCCGTGACATGTTCCAAGACACCACAGAGGATGGCGTTACGACAACCAAGGCAGAGCATGAGGCTGCGTATCAGGCTACACTAGATGCAAAGACTGCCGAGGCTAATCGTGCCAAGCGTAATGACTTGCTTGCTGAAACGGACTACTTTGCACTGACTGACGTTACAATGGATGCAGCAATGACAACCTACCGTCAGGCTTTACGCGACATAACCACACACGCAAACTGGCCCAACTTGGGCGACGACGACTGGCCTACTAAACCTTAATTGAGAGGGAGTAATGCTTAATGCCTCTCATACCATTGCAAATCCCGAAGGGGGCGTATCGCAACGGCACTGACTTAATGTCACAAGGTCGCTGGCGTGACGTAAACCTTATTCGCTGGCACGAAGATGCTTTACGTCCAATCGGCGGCTGGAGACAACGCCAAGACGTAGATATTCAGGGCGTAGCAAGGCGCATCATTGCGTGGGAAGATAACTCAGCAAATCGTCGTTTGGCGGCAGGCACAGATGACGCTCTCTATGTGATAAACGCGGGCGGTGTGAAAACAGAAATCACACCCGCCTCATTCACGCAGGGCTTGGTAGATGCGGGCATTAACACTGGCTATGGCGGTGGCTTTTACGGCTACGAAACGTATGGCACACCCCGCCAAGATGCTGACCAGATACTACCCGCCACGGTGTGGTCGCTAGATAACTGGGGCGAATACCTCTTGGCAATGTCACCAGATGATGGGACGCTAAACGAGTGGCAGCTTAACGATGCTGTTGTGGCGCAGCCAGTGGCAAATGCCCCGACAGATTGCTCTGGCTTCATGGTGACGGAAGAGCGCTTTGTTGTGTGCTTTGGTGCAGGCGGTGATCCTCGCAAAGTGCAGTGGTCAGACCAAGAGGACAACACAACGTGGACTGCGGCTGCAACAAACCAAGCTGGTGACATTAACATCCAGACAAATGGCACAATCTTACGCGGTTTAAGGACACGCGGTCAGTCGCTTATCCTCACATCAGAGGATGCGCACACAATGACATATCAAGGCCCACCGTTCGTATATGGCTTTGAGCGTGTCGGCACATCATGTGGCCTCGTTGGCGCGGCTGCGGCTGTGTCAGTGGACAACGGCGTATTCTGGATGGGTAATAGAGGCTTCTTTGTCTATTCTGGCGGTCGTGTGCAAGATATACCGTGCGAAGTCGGTGACTATGTTTTCTCAGACATAAACAGTGACCAGAAAAGCAAGGTAAGCGCAGTCGTAAACAGCGCATGGAATGAAATCTGGTGGTTCTATCCATCGAAGGGTTCGGTAGAGTGTGATCGCTACGTTGCATATGACTATGCAGAAAACATCTGGATGACAGGAAACATGGATCGCACAGCGGGCGTTGATCGCGGTGTGTTCCGCTATCCAATGTTCATCGCAAGCAGCGGTGAGCTTTACGAACACGAAGTTGGCTACAACTACGGATCAGACACGCCACACGCGGAAACAGGCCCGATTGCGATTGGCTCTGGCGATAACATTATGAATGTGGTTGAGGTAATCCCAGACGAAAAAACGCAGGGCGATGTAAACGCTAAGTTTAAGACGCGCTACTACCCCAACGCAGAAGAACGCGAATATGGGCCGTTTACTATGAGCAACCCCACATCGGTGCGCTTCCAAGGTCGTCAGGTGCGTATGCGGGTCGAGGGCGTAGAGGATGCAGATTGGCGCGTGGGCATCATGCGACTTGATGCGCGGCAAGGTGGGCGCAGATGAGAATTGTCCCACCGTTTACGCCAGACATTCAGGCATGGGCAGAGAATATCCGTAAGTTTCTTGGCAAGGCTCTCAATCAGCTAGACGCCAAGGATCAGTATAGCTCTGCCTCTGAGGATGGCGTTATTCTGTGGGATCGCACTAACAAGTATCCTGTTGTGTCTAAGGATGGTGCATTTGTTCAGATTGTTCTTGAGGATGGTCACGCATCATTTTACCGCACAACTGACGTGACAGCGGCAGCGATCAATACAGCCTATGCAATCACATATGACGCGCCAAGCGGCAATGTTGGTATTGATCGCGATGCGACAGACAACAGCAAGATCGTGTTTAGCGAAGCGGGCGAGTATCTTGTGATGTTTTCAGCGCAGATTGCGTCATCATCATCTAGCACGGTCAAATTCTATTTCTGGCCTCGCCTAAACGGCACAGACGCAACCAACAACACAATCATCTATTCGCTGCACCAGAATGACGCGACAGTGGTTGTCTCTCGTTCTGCGAAGCTTGACGTGTCTGCGGGCGACTACTTGCAAGTCATGTGGGCGGTAGATAGCACATCAGGTAAACTAGACGCATCCGCTGCGACTGCATTTAGCCCAGCAGCACCTGCAACCACGCTTCATATCACAAGGATGCACGGATGAATGCATATACACCCATAGACGTATTGCTCAAATGCAAACCTTGGATTGAGCAGGCGCTAAAGCGTTCTGGCAATCTAAACACTTGGGACGAAGTATGCGCAGGTATACGCTCAGGTAAGATGCAGTTATGGCCTGCAGAGCGTGGGTGCATTGTAACGGAAATCGTGGTATATCATAACACGAATGCTTTGCATGTCTTTCTTGCGGGCGGTGAATTGGATGAAATTTTACAAATGACTGAAAGTGTGAAAGAATGGGCAAAACTGCAAGGCTGTTCATTTGCCACATTTGATGGTCGTTTTGGATGGCAAAAACCTTTGGAGAAAATAGGCTGGAAGCCTCACTCCATAACAATGCATTTGGAGTTCTGATATGGGTAGTAGAAGCACTACAGTACAGGAAAATAAAATCCCAGCCTACTTAGAGGAAGCTGGAAAACTAGCCGTTGAAGAAGCTAAAAAGATCAGGGAAATGGGCTATCTGCCCTACTTTGGTCCAGAGGTTGCTGCAATTAACCCATACGAGCAAGCTATGGCGCAGAACGTAGGCGGCATGGCATCAGCATTTGGCTTAGCAGCACCTGCTGCAATGGACATGTCTGGCGTGGATACTGCAACATCTGGCGGCGTAACTGGGTACACAACTGCCCCAGCTTACTTTGCAGCGCTTGAGCGTCTTAAGGAAACACGCCCAGATCAGTACGAGTTCTTTGCAGGCTTAGGTCGGTTTGACCCGATTACTGGTGCAGTGAACCCTAATTACAATCCAAGTCCTAGCATGCTCAATTTTAGCCCCACAGCCAGCAGGTTTATGGGCGGTCTTAGCGGTGGCGGTGATGATGGACCAAACATGCGAGAGTTTATGGATGAGCGCAAAGCAGAGAGCGCGCGTCGTGCTGACCCTCGGGCATCCAGCCCTCGCCCAGTTCTGCGTGGCGGGGACACAGGTGGTGGAGGACTTCTTTCCGACATTCGATCAGCAAGAGACACACTAAAAGATAAAGCCTTAGACGCTTTAGGAGTGGTATAATGGGTTCAAAAGGATCACAGCCAACAGCAATGCCAACAATACCAGCGCCACCCGCTGGCATGGGGCGTGACGACACAGGCACACTGCGCCCACTTAGCGAAATCCGCACATTTGGGCAACCAGCCCCTGCTAAAGCACCACAACGTTCATTTGGGGTTATGGGAACCCCGCAGCCTGCAGCACCTGCGCCAACACCAATGGTCACGCCATCTGGGCCAAATGTTTTTGAGCAGGCACAAGGCTATCAAACGCAAGCAGGTGATATTTACGGTCGTTTAGGCAGCTTTACGCCAGAGCAAATGCAGGCTGCACAGATTGGCCCAGCACAAACAATGCAGGGCGTAGGCGCAGTCTCAGCAGCGCAAGCCCCAGATCAAATCCAAGTAGGACAGTTAGCCAGCACAAATCTAGGCTCATACATGTCGCCGTATACGCAGGAAATTATTGAGCGTGGTCAGGCAGATATTGAGCGTCAACGTCAACTTGCATCTGAAAACCTAGCAGCACAGGCGCAACGCGCAGGTGCATTTGGTGGATCGCGCCAAGCTGTGCAGGAAGGTGTGTTGGCTGGAGAGGCTCTGCGTCAAGCGGGC